CCATTTATCTAATGGGAAAACCGTACCAGTACCAGCAGCAATTGCGTTTGCTGCTACTGATGTTGCGACAAAGCTGGTTCCAGGGGTGCTGTTAGCGGCACCATATGTTGTCCAGGTAGTAGTACCTGCAGTATTAATTGTATAAACTCGACCAACGATTAACTGGTTTGCGGTTTGGGATGTACCTGGAGATGCAGTAGTACCACCAGTTACAGAGATAGAAGCACTGGTACCAGTCGCAGTTCTAATCTGATTAGAAGTTGCAGAGAACAAGTATGCCTTATCGTCATCGAAGCCACCGTCCATAATAACAGAAGTACCCCAGTGAGCCAGTTTAGGAATAAACGTAGGCGATGAACCAGTATTTACTTCATAACGAGCTGGTAAGTTACCAGAACGTAGATATGCTTCTGTCTCTAAGTTGTTGTGGACAAGTTGGTGAACATAACGAACCACACCATCAATTGTTTTAAATCCAAAACGAACCTTACCTGCACCGTACCATGAATAGTCAATGTAAGCCATTTGGATGGTATTTCTATTTAGATTATAACCAGTTGGACCACTACCGTTACAAGTATCTAAGTTCCATGAACTCTGTGGTATGCGAAGTTCTTGCGTTCTACTTAAGACAACGTTGGCTGCAGTGGTACCACGGTATGAAGGTTGTATAAAGAATTGATTGTTACTTGTAACCTCAACAACTTTATAAGACATTCCTTTAATTACAATATAATCTCCAGCTGATACTTCAGTTGTGTATTGGGTACCAGTACCAGTAATCACGTTACTATTAAATATTACGTTCGCAACGCCACCCAACTGAACGGTAGAACTTCTGCGGCAAACATAAAGGTTACTACCATCGTATTCAAAGAACATACCGTTCTGATCGTCAAACAAACCGCAACGAATAGAAGCACCACTCCAGCTATTAACATAGAAGTTTGGACGACCAGTAGATACGTTGCTGCTGCTGGTATTAGTGCTAATTGTAAACGAGTAATCATCAATAATATTACTAATGGTAAAACTAGTATTGTAAGCACCGCTGTTATCTCCAGCGATTGTTATCGACAATCCAGCAGTGCAACGATGCGGAACACGTGTTGTTACCGTAGCGCTATAACTAAAGAAACCATTTCCTGTAATTTGGTTAATCGGTACAGAAGGACTAAAGTTAATAGCAAACGATACCTGAATACCTTTACCAGATTGGTAACGGAAGTACTTGCGAGTCTGACGAATAACACGAGCATTTGGAGCATCTGTAGAAATCAATTCAACACCACCATCGAATGGACGGTGAGTTGCAGAACTATCAGCACGTAGTAACAAACTAGATGTGACATCATAAGTTGATGTTGCAGCGAAACCTGAGCAGAAGATGCTATGCACGGTACCTGCCGCCACTGTGGCTGGGAAAGTAGCAATACTTGGCGCTGCTGTTTGTAGTTGTGCAGTAATTGTTACAGCATTACCACCAGCATTCGTAAGAACTGTAATTGGTACATTGTCCAATAAAGTAGTATTACCTGTACCACTCAATACAATAACCGAGCCAACTGGAAATGGGCATGCCATTGGGAAGTTAATTGTAACTGTAGTACCTACTACGGTGCTAACAGAAGTTACTGGAAGTCTGTATTGTGAAGACACAGGGATAGGTTCAAACAAGTTTAATACAGTACGAGAGTTAACTGTATTAACCAGAGCAACACCAGTATTTCCTGGCACAATCAAAGATGCTGTATGAGTACCAGAACCACCAGTTGCAATAATCAAGTTAGTTCCTGCAACAGCATCTGCATAAGTAGGAGCCAAGTTAAAGCTATTAGCATCAATCCAACGAACGTAGTAAATACCGCCAGCAACTAGACCAGTTGGAACTGTTACTGTTGATGCCCAACGAACAGACATACCTGTCAACATACCATGACCAGCACTAGTGAATGTTGATGTGGTAAATGTTGTAGTTTTAGGTGTTAAAACTGCTGGGAAGTTCCAGTAGAAGTTATCGCCAGACTTAAAGGCAGTCGAGAAGTTTGTACCGTTACCTGTAACTTTTGTAG